CGACGGCGCCGATGTCGCGACCGAAGTCCGCGACGCCCGCGCCCGCACGTTCGGCGCCGTCGCGGCGGAATACGTCGAGAAATACGCGCGCCCCCGGAAAAAGTCGTGGCGCGCGGATGCGCTCGACATCCGGACGCAACTCGCCGACTGGTTCGATCGCCCGATCGCCGACCTCACGCGCGGGGACATCCGGCGCAAGCTCGACACGATCGTGGCGCGCGGCGCCAAGGTCCGCGCCAATCGGATCCTCGCGTTGATCAGCGGGATTCTGACGTTTGCCCTGGACCGCGAATACGTCGCGCATCACGTGGCGGTGCATATGACGAAACCGACCACGGAAGGGAAGCGGTCGCGGCGGTTGTCGCGCGCCGAAATTCGCGCCTTGTGGACGTGGGCGACGCAACCGCCGCCGCCGCTCCCGCCACGCAAAAAACACGCGATCGCGGACGCCCAGGAACACGCCGACCGCCGGTGGCGGTTGAACCGCGCGTTGTTGCAATTGCGCTTGGTGACGCTGGCGCGCGGCGAGGAACTGTTAGCGATGCAGTGGACCGACATCGACTGGTCGACCGACAACCATGGGCCGTGGTGGACGCAACCCGGCGCCACGACGAAGAACGGGCACCCGAACCGCGTCCCGCTGAATACCCACGCGATCGCGATCCTGCAGGGACTCCAGGCGGACGCGCCGACCGACGATGGCCACGTGTTCGCCGGGATCCTCGGCAAACGCCAGCGACGTGGTGTCGTCCCGACGCTGAAACTGTCCGCGCCGTGGTTGCCGCGCGACTTGCGGCGGACCGGGTCCACGAACATGACCGAACTGGGCATCACGCGGTTTGTCGTCGATCGTGTCCTCAACCATGCGGACGGATCGGTCGGCGCCGCGTACGACTGGTACGCGTACGGGAAAGAAAAGCGGGACGCGTTCGACAAGTGGTCGAAGCGGTTAGACACGTTCCTCGAGCCCGACCCGGCGCCGCGTCTGCGCGTCGTCGGCGGCACGGCATCCTAGTCGCGGCGCAACGCGGTCGCGAGCAACCGCGCCCGCGCCAGCGGCAAGGCCCATTCGTTGATGTGGACGACATTGGCCTGTTGTTCGATCGCTTCCGCGTCCGCCCGCGTATAGCGTCCCGCCCGATCCACGTCCGGCGTGTATCCCCGCCGCGCCGGACTCCACCACGCGTTGTGTTCAAACGACCAGACGACCCACGGATCGGCGGGGTCGGGCATTTACCGTTCCCTCCCGCGCCGTTCTGGCAGGCGCGTCACAATGACGCGGCGCAGTTCGGCGACTTCGCGCCGCAACCGCCGCAATTCGATCGCGATGTCCTCGGCCGTTTCCGGATCGCGTCCGTCGTCGGGCGCGTCGGGTTCGTCGGATGCGCGCGGCGCCATCTGTGACCCCTGTTCGATGTGAGCGAAAAACTCCGACGGCATCAACCCCAACCCCCGGATCGCGCGCAGCAACGTGTCGACCGATGGCCCCGATCGGTCGTTGGCCGTGAGCTTCGAGAGGGTGCCTTGCCGCAACCCGCCCGCGCGCCCGACCGCCGCTTGCGTCAATCCGCTCGCCTGCAATTGCCGCACATATCCGTCGCGTACTTGAAACCACTCCATGGGATCCCGCCGCCCTTCCGCCGAACACCGACCGCAGTGAACTACGACGGCGAATATCATCGACGGCACACGGACGGCAGAACAACGGATAAGTGGCCCTCAGACATACCATTACGCCGCCGCGATTCCAATAAGAAAATGTGCACTACCGCATATTCCGCATAGCTCGACCACAAAAACCGCCCAAAAACACTACATAGTTGACCCAATATTCCCCCGTGTGAATACTCCCGATTCCCGGCGGACGGCGTATCACTCCCGCGCGCCGGGATTTTCCCCCGGAGGCGTTCATGTTTGCAGTGATGACGACCGCCGCCGCCGACCGTGCGCCCGCTCGACCGCTCGACGACGACCGACCCCGCCCGATGCGCCGCGTGGTCTATTTGCCGACCGCCCGTCGACGGGCGCGATTGACGCAAGCCGAACTGGCGGAACGCTCCGGCGTCTCGCAGTCGCGGATCTGTACCCTCGAAACGACCGCCGGTGAATCGACGACCGACCGCAACCGCGCGCAACTGGCGTACGCGTTGGGCGTCGACCCTGCGTTATTGCGCTTCGGTCCGAACCCGAAAGTCCTCGGCGCCATCAAACGCGAACGTCGGCGCCGCCGCTAAGCGGCGCGCCGACCGGAGGCCCGTATGCACCGACACCGCATCGTCGCGGTTGTGTGGCTGCTTGTCTGCGCGGGGTGCGGTCACGACGACGCCGCGCCGCCGATCCCGATGACCCCGACCGTGGCGGACACGATCGAATACCGCGTGACCGGGAATGTCGGCGGGTCGCCGGTGTTGATCAAATACACGAACTCGATCGACGGGTTGTCGGTGATTCCCGCCGACGCGTTGCCGTATCTCGCCACCGTGCAGTCGACCGACACGACCCTGTACGTGTTTCTGGAAGCGAGTACCAACGCGGTCGCGGCGGTCGGCGTGACCCCGCTCCTGCAAGTGCAGATCACGATTAACGGGCGCGTGTTTCGGGACGCGTACGCGACGGGCTTTGGTCCCATCGTCGCGACGGCGAGCGGGACATGGCGACGCTAGCCCCGATCGTCGGGGACGTGATCGTCCGGTTGCCGGACGTGTTGGCGCGGGTCCACGTCGCGCGGTCGACGCTGTATCGGTTGATTCGCGCGGGGGACTTCCCGCGTCCGGTGAAGTTATCGGGTCCGTCGGGCACCGCCGTCGGGTGGCGCGCCAGCGACGTGGACCGGTGGATCGCGTCCCGCACGAACCCGACGGAGGCGGCGCGCCGTGGATAGCGTCGCCATTGCGGGCGCGGCGTTCGTGTGCGGCGCCCTGGCGGGCGCGGGGGTGATGTTGGCGGCGTGGACGGTCGTCGACCGGCGCCGGGTGTCCGTGTTGGCCGGACTGGAATACCGCATTCGCAAGCTCGAACGGGGGTATAGCGCATGAAATCGACGCGACGGGTCGTCCTCGACGCCGGGGAAATCGCGCTAACGGTTCACGTCGACGTGTTGGCGTTGTCGACACGGGAACGGCGGTTCCTCAACACGTTGATCGATCAGGTCGAACAATTCGAAGCGTTGCGCGCGACCGCCGCGATCGCCGCGCACGCGGACACGAACGACGATGGACGACCCCAAACCGCCAACTAAACCGGCGTCAACCGACCTCGTGACGTCCCCGTTGCCACCGTCGCGGCCGTTGACCCGCGACGACCAGCCGGTGGCGTTCGCGGTCGCGCCGCAATCCCTCGACGAGGCGTGGCGATGGGCGCAAGCGGCGGCGTTGTCGACGCTGGTCCCGAAGGACTACCGCAACCGACCGGCGGATATTTTGGTCGCGGTCCAAATGGGGGTGGAAATCGGGTTGCCGCCCATGACCGCGTTGCAGTCGATCGCGGTCATCAACGGCCGACCCGGGGTGTTCGGGGACGGCGTCCCCGCGTTGGTGATGACCTCGCCGCTCTACGGCGGGCACGACCAGTTTTACGAAGTCCTCAACCCGCACTATGCGGACGCGGCGATCGACGCGCCGCCGGACGCGACCGCGCCGGTGATGTATCAACGCGTCGAGGTGGTCGGCGCCGCCGATTTGCAGGACGACGCGACCCGCGCCGTGTGCGTCTTTGAACGGTTGCGGACCCGTGACGCCACCGATCGCCCGCGCGTGTTCCGCGCCACGTTCAGTATCGCGGACGCGAAACGCGCCGGGTTGTGGACGAAGGAAGGCCCGTGGCAGACGTACCCGGCGCGCATGTTGGCGTGGCGCGCGTTAGGGTTCGCCGCCCGCGCCGCGTTTCCCGACGTGTTGAAAGGCCTGCGGACCGTCGAGGAACTGCGGGACATCCCGCCCGACGCCGACCCGCCACCCCCGGCGCCGCGCGTCGTGTCCCGAAAAAGTGCCGCCCTTGAGGCCGGACACCATGACGACACGGACCCCGGATAACCTCGCGGGTCGCCACTACGGGCGGTTGTTTGTCCTGGCGTACGACCGGCGCATTGACGGGACGGCGTGGTGGATCTGTCTCTGCGCGTGCGGCACGTCGAAATCGTATCCGGGGTACCAGTTGAAAAACGGTCATTACAAATCGTGCGGGTGTTGGCGGCGCGACCGCATGGTGGCGTGGAATCGCGCCCGCGCGCGGGTGGCCCCGTGACCCGCACGACACGGGCGACGCGGCGGATGGTTGTCAGCGACGACGCGTTTCGTCCGTCGGACCTGTTCCGGTTTTCGCTCGACGCGCGGGACGTGGCGGCGGTCGCCGCCGGACGCATCCCGCCCCGGATCCACCGCGTGTGTCGGGCGTACGTGCCGTTGATTCTCGACGGGGACCACACCGAAACCGATCGCCGACTCGCCGCGATCCCGGACTACCGGCGGTTGTGGCGGTTGGTCTTTGCGATGCGCGACGCGCTCTACGCCGACGGGTTGTTGTCGGCCGACGAATATCAGACGTTGGTGGAGGACGGCGACGAATGACGCTGGCCTTTGACCCGATCGGGCACGTGTACACCCTCGACGGCGAACGCGTCCCGTCGGTGACGCAGATTCTCAAACACGCGGGGGTGATCGATTTCTCGCACGTGCCGCCGCCGATTCTCGAGACCGCGCGCCAACGCGGGACGCATGTCCACGCGGCGATCCACTTCTACAACGAAAACGATTTAGACCTCGACACGTTCGAGCAACAGTTCCCGGAGTGCTACGGCTACGTGCGCGCGTGGATCCGGTTTACCAACGTGCGCCGCTTTCGCGCGGTGTTGAACGAACGTCGGATCGCGTCGCGGCGGTACAAGGTGGCCGGGACGGCGGACTGTTTCGGGTTCCTCGACGGGGCGCCGGTGTTGCTCGACTTCGCGACGGGTGACCCGGCGGACGTGGCGAAGGATTTACAGACCGCCGCCTATTACGCGTTGGCCCTCGAATGGTCCGCCGACGGGGACGATCCGGACTTGGCGTCGTTCCTGGCGTCGTCGCGCGGCGCGTTGCGGCGCTACGGCGTCGCGTTGCGCGCCGACGGGACATTCAGCGTGCACCCGTACGCGGGCGCGTCCGACTTTCGGGAATTTCTGGCGTTGGTGACCGCGTACCGCATCGTCGCGGGGCGGCGCGCGGCCAGATTGGAAGTGGGCGCGTGACTGATCGCGTCTGGCGCTCCCGCCGACCGGGACGACCGCCGCTCAGGAACGGCGACCCGTCGGTATCGATTCATCTCCGAGTCACAGGAAGCGAGTACGACGAACTCTGTCGCCGCGCCGCGCGGTTCCGCTGCTCAATATCGGCCTATGTCCGAAACGTGTTGCGCGTTTACATGGACCCGATGAAAACGACGGAGCTCGATCGGTTGGTCGCAGAATGGCGCGGCGCGGTGAAGGTCGACACGGATTGGAACGAGGATGGCGGTCGGCGCGGTGATTACGTCCGGTTGAGTCCTATTGGGGCACGCGAACTACTACGGGAGTCCGCCGACCGATTGTTTGCGTACCTAAACACGGACAGTGCTCGACGATTGACACAGTTTAAATACTCAAAAAACGGCGACAACCCGTGACGGCGCAACTATCGCCGCCGGAGGCTGTCGAGCAATGACCGATTATCAAAGTTATTTGCGGTCGGAACATTGGATGTTGATTCGGGAGGCGGCGAAGTATCGCGCGGGGTATCAATGCATGTTATGTCCGGAAACCCGCGCACTAGAAGTGCATCACCGGACGTACGCGCGCATCGGACACGAACGCCCGTCGGATTTAGTCGTGTTGTGTTACTGGTGTCACCGCAAGCATCACGGCACATTGCAGTCCAATCAACGACGCTGCACCGAAGAATCGCAACCATGGTTGCCGTTTGAACACATGGTCCCGACAGGCGCAGAGAACAACTGAAGGGAACACGAATGGACGGATTCGACCTAAACCCGGCGGTCGCTGCCACGATCGGAAACGACCTCGCGACCGAATCGATCGCGTTGGCCGATCGGGTGTCCGTCGGCGCGATCGCGACCGTCGAGGATCTCGCGGCGGCGGTCGACGCGCGGGCGCAATTGGGCGCGATGCGCCAACGCGTGACCAGTTATTTCGAACCGCTCAAACGCATGGCGCACCAATTACACAAGGCGTTGTGCGACAAGGAAAACGCGATCCTGAAACCGATCGACACGTCGGACCGGATGATTGCGGCGGCGATGTCGGCGTACAAGGCCGAGCAGGACCGCGCCCGTCGCGCCCGCGAAGTCGAAGAACAAGCACGGGTGCAACGCGCGCAGGAGGCCGCCGCGTTGGCGGAAGCGGCGGCGCTCGAACGCCAGGGGGAATCGGCGCTTGCGGCGGCGGTCGTCGAGGACGCGTTGACCGCGCCGCCGCCGGTCGTCGTCGAACCCGATCCGATCCGCGACACCGGCGCGAAATTCCGGCGCGTGTGGAAGTACCGCATCGTCGATGCGGCCCGCGTCCCGCGCGACTTTCTCAAACTCGACGACGTGAAGATCGGCGCGTATGTCCGCGCGATGAAATCGAGCGGGGACATCCCCGGCGTCGACATCTATGCGGTGGATGAACCGGTGCGGTGATGCAGTTACTCGGGTTGTATTGGCATATCGACCGCTGGCGGAAGTCGTCCGCGTACGCGCGGCTCACGCTGGAGGAACAAGGCGCGTATCGCAATTTACTCGACGAAGCCCAATTACGCGGCGGCGCGTTGTCGACCGATGAACGCGTGTTGGCGCGGGCGTGTGGCGACCCGACCCGGTGGAAAGCGGTCCGCAAAAACGTGTTGGCGCATTTCGTCAAACGCGCCGACGGGTGGCACAACGAAACCCTGGACCGCGTGTTACATCAATCGGTCCGGCGGGCGCGCAAACAGCAGGCGTATCGGGCGCGCGTGTTCGGTAACGACCCAAGGTAACGCGGACGGTAACGACCACGGTAACGGAACCGGTAACGCGGGTGGTAACGCTGGCGGTAACGCGGCGGTAACGCGGGCGGTAACGGGGCGGTCACAACGCCGGTAACGACCCCGGTTCTCAGTCTCAGTATGTACAGATCTTAGTACTTGGGAGATCTTCTGTTGTTCGTACCGTAGTGGGTACTTGAAAGAATTAGAACCTCGGGAAAGCCCGAAAACCCATGGCACCGAACGAAAAGCCCGACGAAAAACCGACGACGACGGCGACGATCCGCCTGGTCGCCCGCGTCCTGCGGACGCTGGTCGCTGAACAGAAATTTGAGACCTATGCGGACCTGAAGGACGCCCTAAAAACGCGGCTGGCGCGGTTGCGGATTCCGGCGTCCCCGGACGACGTCGCGGCGGCGCTCGATCTGGTGGAATCGAACACGCCAGCCGTCGACCTGTCGGCGCGCCGCGTCGAGCCGCTCCACGCGTCCGCCATCCGGTGGGATTTTCGGTGAGTTATCGACGCGTCGCGGGCGGCGGGAAGCGGGACGCGGCCGAACCCGCCATCGTCGAGGCGTTACGCGCCATCGGCGCGTCTGTCTATCACGTCGGCGGCGCGGGCAACCCGGACCTGTTGGTCCGCTATCGCGGCGTGTGGACGCCGTTGGAAGTCAAAACCGGAACCGGACGCCGGACGCGCCTGCAATCCGACATCCCATGGGCGGTCGTGCGGACCGTCGACGACGCGGTGCGGGCGGTGACCCCGTGACGCGCCCGAAGGCCCTCACGCATTACTGCGATTACGACGCGCCGGGGCGCCTGTTGGTCCGCGCGGTGTGCGGCGCGTATATCCGGCGCGACGACCACGACAACACGCCGACGTGTCCGGAGTGTCACCGCGTGGTGGCGGCGCGGAACGTCGAGGACACGGACGACGACGCATGAAACCGTTATTGGTGCACCGGGACACGTCGATCGGCAGGTGCCGATCGTGCGGGGCCGTGATCGAATGGGTCGAATTGCCGTCGGGGTCACGGATGCCGTTCAATCCGCCGGTCGTGTTCCTCACGTCGTTGGACATCGTCGGCGCCGACGACTACGCGGAAGTCGACCGCGCCAGGTCCGTGAGTCACTTCGCCACGTGTCCCGATGCGGCGACGTGGCGACGCAACCGCGCCCGCCCGTAAATGGAGGATTCGCATGGACGTCCAGAACATCACCGAAGAACGCGCCGCGCGCCGGTTTCATCAGATGGCGCGACTCGAACGCGGGATCGTCGCCAAGTCCGGCGAGGTCGCCGCGTGCAAAGCCCACTTGCGGGAACTCAACGAGGAATTGGACGGGTTGGTGTTGCGGTTGCGCGAAGCGGCGCGCGACGAAGGCGATTTACCGCTGTTCGATGGACTCTAACACGGAGGGGCACATGTCAGCGATACCGATCACGATTGTTGGAATCGAAACGAGGGACGACGGGACATCCGGACAAGTCACGATTGTCGGGATGGCCAACATCACGGGGTTGACGGTCGGCGGCGGTCCGATCCTCCCGACCCCGCCGCCCGGACATCCGGCGCACCCGATTTACATTCCCGGCGAACCGACGCACCCGATCGTGATTCCGCCGCCGCCCATTGACCCGCCGGACGAATCCGATACGTTGCCGGTGTCTGTCGTCGTGAAGGAACCGCCGCCGGCTGGCGGGTGGGGATGGCTGGCGCCGTACGGGTGGGGGTACTTCCCGCAAGGGTCCGGCGCGGGGCCGAAACGGTAAGGCGCGAACATGCCAGTCGTCAACGGCCGACTTGTGTGTTGCGTGTGCGGGTCCGACCTTGGGGACGCCGACGACCCGTACCGGGATCCGACGTGCGGCTACTGCATCGACAGGGAAAACGACGCGGACATTTTGTGGGAGGCACAAATACATGGCGACGACGAAAAAGACGACGGTTCCTCGTAAGTATCACGTCGTGTTGACTGACGGCACGGAACGCACGATTACCGCGTCGTCGGCGGAATCGTCGTCCGGCGGCGCGTTGATGTTGTTCGACGCCGACGGCGACGTGCGCGTGTCGTACGCGCCGGGCACGTGGACATACGTTGAACTCGAAACGCAGGACGATTGACGCGCGTAAGCGGGCAGCGGTTTTGGCCGATGCACTCACGCAAATAATGGGCGTACTCGGCGTGCTCACTGAGTGCGGCGACCAGGATTCCTTAAGCACGCGCGCGTTCCGTCTGTTGGATGCCATCGAAACCGCACTGTGTGTCGAGGATTGGCGAGCGTACCGAGCATGGGCGTGGGGATTCCGTCACGAGTACGCCGTGGACGTAGAGCCGTGCGACGCGTGGTTTACTTGCTCACCGGACGCGGAACCGTGGATCGATGAATGGAACCCGTAACGCGACGTGTTGACCCATGCCGGACCGTCCACTAGTCGCGTGCGCGGTCCCCGGCTGTCCGGCGCGCGTCGTGCGGGGTCGGTGTGACGCGCACCGCGCGCCCGTCGACCGGCGACGCGAACGCGACCGCCCGAACCGGGACACGCGCCGGTGGTACCGGATCGACGCCTGGACGGCGGTCCGTCGCCTTGTCCTGGCCGACGCGCACTACACGTGCGCGGTGTGTGGACGGCTCACCGTTGATCTGCACGTTGACCACATCCGCAAACACGACGGGGATCCGGGGTTGTTCTGGGGACTGGCGAACCTGCAAGCGTTGTGTCCCCGGTGTCATCAGCAGAAAACCGAACGCGGAGAATAACGGTCGATGTCGCGAACATCGAAGTCCACCCCCGTGCAGATCCGCGCAATGTGTAATTACGTGAAGTGCAGTTCTGTAAGGGGGGGCGTGCACAAGGTTGCACAGTTTGGCCGCCGAACCCGCCGGCCCCGCCACTTTTCAGGTATGCAATTCCGTGCAAAACCGTGCAGGAATGGGACTTACCGTGCCGCGTGCAGGCGTGTGCACAGTGCACCGGTGTGAAGTGCAGCCGTGTGAAGCCAGATCGGGCGGCGATCGGCCGATAACACCGGGTGTATGGCGAAATCTCCACTCTTCTGGATCCTCGGCGCCGCTCTGCTCTGGGTTGGCATCGCCGCCGCGTACGACGTGTATCAGGAACGCGCGGAATTCTGGACCGCGCGGGCGGCGTGGCACCAACATTGCGATCGCTACATCGACCCGGTGTCGCACCATGTGCCGTTGGACGGACCGGCGGCGTCGTGCGGTCGCGACCTCGATGCGCTTGTCGCGGAGGGTCGGCACCTGGGCATCCTGGCCGGTCGGTGACCCGTGTAAGCTAGGCGCATCGATACCGCACTACCCATTCCCGGCGCGCATCGAAACAAAGGCGGGCGCCCACGGCTGAGTAAGGCCGAAAAGGACGCCAGGGGTACCACGGCGCGAACCCGCCTGCTTGCCTCGGAATTGCCCCCAGCAACGCCCAGGAAACGCGATCGGACCCGCCGACGACCTAGACCCTTCCTCGACATCGCGACGCGCTACGCGGCCGCTATTGCGGACGGGACGATTCCGGCGTCGCGGTGGGTCCGGCTGGCCATCGACCGCCACCGGCGCGACCTCGACCGGTCGGCTACGGACCCGGACTGGCCGTACGTGTTCGACCCGCGCGAAGTCGTCCGCGTGTGCGCGTTCGTGGAACGGTTGCCGCACGTCGAGGGCCGATGGGCGATCCCGACGATCCGGCTCGAACCGCCGCAAGTGTTCGTCCTAGCGTGTCTGTTCGGGTGGCGCCACCGGACGCGCGGGGTCCGCCGCTTCACGTCGCTGTACTGGGAGATGGGACGGAAGGGCGCCAAGTCCACGTTGATGGCGGCGATCGCCCTGTATCACCTGTTGGAGGAGGACGAAGCGGGACCGTCGGTCGTGTGCGGCGCGACGACCGGATCGCAGGCGCGGATCGTGTTCACGATCGCGCAACAAATGGTTGTCCGCTCGACGTGGTTACAGGATCGCGGCTTGCGGTCGTTCGCGAACGCGATTTGTCTGCTCAAGGACGGGACGCACACGATCGGGACGATGCGCCCGATCAATTCCAAGGCCTCGACGCAGGACGGCCTCAACCCGAGTTGCATTGTCCTCGACGAATCCCACGCGCAGAAATTCGAACTCCACGACGTGTTGAAGTCGGCGCAAGGCGCGCGGGGGAATCCGCTGCTGCTCTGTCCGACGACCGCCGGGTATGACCAGTTGTCGGTTGGGTACGCCATGCGGTCGACCCTCACGAAAATTCTGGACGGCGTCGTCACCGCTGACCACGTCCTGGGGTTGATTTACACGATTGACGAGGGGGACGACTGGCGCGACGAACGCGTGTGGGTCAAGGCCAATCCGATGGTGGGGGTGACCCCGCTCCTTGACCAGATGCGGCGGTATTGCCTCGACGCGCAAACCACACCGGGACTCGAACAGGAATTCCGCGTGAAGTGTTGCAGCGAATGGGCGAACGCCGGATCGGCGTGGTTGTCGATGGCGGCGTGGGACGCGTGCGCGGATCCGTCGGTGACCCTCGACGCGTTCGTCGGGCGCCGGTGTTGGATTGGCGCCGACCTCGCCCAACTGGACGACTTGGCGGCGGTCGCGTTGCTGTTCGAGGACGGCGATCGACTGGTCGGGTTCGTGCGGTGTTACCTCCCGGAAGACGTCGTCCTCGAGCGCGCCCGCGCCGTCCCGGAGTACCGGTTGTGGCGCGACCGGGGAGAATTGATCTTGACCGCCGGAAGCATGATCGATTTCACGCGCATCGAAACCGACATTCGCGGCTGGTGCCGACGGTTCGCGGTGAAAGATATTTGTTTCGACCAGTTCGGGTCCGTGCAGATTACCGGGAACCTGTACAACTCCGGACTCCCGGCGCGCATGGAACAGAAAAACGCGAAAACGACCACGGGTCCGGCGCGCGAACTCGAGACGCGCGTGCGGCACCGGCGCTTTGTCCACGACGGCAACACGTGTCTCCGCTGGCAAGCGTCGAATGTCGTCGTGCGGCGCGGGGTGGACGATTCCATCATTCCGAAAAAAGACCACCCGGAATCGCCCAACAAGATCGACGCGATCGACGCGTTGACCCTGGCGATCGGCGGGTACTTGCGCGCGGTCGCGGCGACGCCGAAGTACGACGTGTTTGTCGTGGGGTGACGGGATGCGCCTGTCGATTTTCGACGCGACCCGTGCCCGTGCGATGCAGTCGCGGGTGTATCTCGACGGGGTCGACGTGACCAACGATTGTCAGGTCGCCGACGATGTCGACGGATGGGTCGTGTTGGTGGTCCGCGACGGCGACGGGCGCGTGGTCCGCGACGGCGACGGGCACCCCGCACGCGTCGAACGACACGGGCGCGTCGACATCGTCCCGAAATTGATCGTGTAACCGGAGGTGCGTATGTCCGCAGGGCAGGTACTCGCCGTGCTCGCGCTCGTCCTGGCGGTCGCCAGTCTCACCGGCATCGCGTGGCCGTTGATCCCGGTTGCCGTGATCCTGCTGGCGTTGCTCAAATTCGTGCCGTGACGGACGACCCGCGCGACCCGCCGGCGCGCCCGCCAGGACGACCCCGCGCACGTCCCGGCGCGGTGTTGTCGACGTATGTGCGCGCCGACGACTACGACCGACTCGTGAAAAAAGCCCTCTCCGAAGATCGATCGTTGGCGTCGTTGGTCCGCGACTTGTTGCGGCTCAAGCTCCGGTAGTTTACAAGAACAACCCGATCCCGCCGCGCGCCGGTGCACCGTCGAACGCACCGGCCGATGTTCGAACGCGCGTATGCCCTACTGACCGTCAAGGCGTTGGTGCCCGACGCGCGCCAGTTTTCCGGCATTGCGTCCACGCCCGAAGTCGATCGCCATGGCGACGTGATCGATCCCGCCGGTCTCGAATTCAAGAACCCCGTTCCCCTGCTCCTGCATCACGACCAAAGCAAACCGGTCGGGTTCGCCACGTTGACCGCGACCCCCGACGGGATCGTGTTCGACGGCGTGGTACCGGACATCGATGAACCCGGCGCGGTGAAGTCGCGCGTGGACGAGGCGTGGCATTCGATCAAGGCGCGCCTGCTCGCTGGGGTGTCGTTGGGGATCCGCATCCTGCAATCGGTCCCCCGGAAGGGCGGCGGGCGCACCGTCACCCGCGCCGAAATTGGCGAACTGTCCCTGGTCACCATTCCCGCCAACGCGCACGCCACCATTCTCACCGTTAAGTCGTTAGCGGCGCCGCCGCGCACAAAGGATCCGAAGATGAAGCACACCGCATCCGAATACGTGTCGGCCCTCGAAAACAAACGCGCCGCGACGGTCGCGCGCATGGCCGCGATCATGGACGCCACCGTCGAAGGGGAAACCACGACCGACGACGCGCAAAAGGCCGAGTACGCCACCTTGTCGGCGGACGTGAAAGCGATCGACGCCGACTTGGTGAACTGGCGCGAGCTGGCCGCCCTGAACGTCACCAAGGCCGAACCGGTGATTGTGCCGCAGGCGCCGCGCGCGATCGTGCCGACGGCGCCGCGTCAGGTGTCCGTGCGACCGAACGTCCCGCCGGGAACCTCGTTTGTGCGGATGGCGTGCGCGATCTTGGAGTGCAAAGGGAACCGGTTCGAGGCCGCCGAATATGCCAAACGGTGGGACGACTCGACCCCCGAAGTCGCGCTGGCCCTGAAAGCGGCAGTCGCCCCCGGCACGTCCACCGACGCGGTGTGGGCGGGTCCATTGGTGCAGCCGAATATCTCAGCGGATTTCCTGGCGTTACTCCGACCCGCCACGATCCTGGGAAAGGTGTCCGGGTTCCGCGTGGTGCCGTTCAATACGAAGGTGCCCGGACAGACGGCCGGTGGCACCTACGGGTGGGTCGGCGAGCAGAAGCCGAAGCCGGTCACGTCCCTGGCGTTCAACACGCAAACCCTGGGCGTCGCCAAGGCGGCGGGGATCGTGATTCTCACCGACGAACTGGTCCGCCTGTCGTCGCCCTCGGCGGAAGCGTTGACGCGCGACGACATGGTGAAAGGGATCGCGCAGTTCCTCGACACGCAGTTTACGGATCCGACCGTGGCGGCCCTCGCGGGCGTGCACCCCGCGTCGATTACCAACGGCGCGCCGACCGCTGCGGCGACGGCGAATCCCCGCGCGGACATGCTGAACATCATCAGCCACTTTGCCGGACTGAATGTCCCGCTCAGCGGCCTTACGATCATCATGTCGCCCGCCAACGCCCTGGCGATGTCGTTTTACGCGTACGCCGACGGATCGCCGATGTTCGCCGGATTGACGGTGGACGGCGGGAACTATCGCGGGATCAACATCATCACGTCGAATGCCGTGGGCGGCAATATTATCGCGTTTCAGCCGTCGCTGATTCTGTACGCCGACGACGGCGGGGTGACGATCGACGCGTCGCGCGAAGCGTCCGTCGAGATGTCGTCGACGCCGATGTCGCCCGTCGACGCGACGACCGTGTACGTGTCGTTGTGGCAGAACAACTTGGTCGGCCTGCGCGCCGAACGCTATGTCAACTGGTTACGCGCGAACGCGAACGCGGCGTACTACCTGACGGCGGCCAGTTACCCGGCGCCGACCGTGGCGGACGTCCCCGGAACCAAAGCACCGGCGGCGCACAAGTAAGGCGGCGGCGTGGGGTTCCTGGCTGGCGTGCGCTCGCGGGTCGCGGCGGTCATCGCCGGATCCGTGCCCTCGCCGCCCCCGTCGACGGGCGGCGGATGGGCGCCCGTGGTGCGCGAACCCTACACCGGCGCGTGGCAACTGAACGACGACCAGTTGACCCCGCCGAACCTGCTCACCAATCCGGCGGTGTTCCGGTGTGTCTCGTTGATCGCGGGGGACATCGCAAAAATTCCGCTCCGGTTAGTCGAGCAGGACGGCGACGGGATTTGGACCGAGACGTATTCGCCTGTGTTCTCACCGGTGCTTGAGAAACCCAACCGGTATCAGACATTCGCGCAGTTCAAAGAATCGTGGATCCTCAGTAAGTTGCTGAACGGCAATACCTATGTGATGAAGGATCGCGACAATCGCGGGATCGTGCGCGCCATGTATGTGCTCGACCCCTGGTTGGTGCGCGTGTTAGTGGCGCCCGACGGGTCGGTGTTCTACGCCGTGAGTCCGCAGTATCTCGCCGGGTTACCGGAGGGGGACATCGGGATCCCCGCGTCGGAAATCATCCACGATCGGTGGAACTGCGCGATTCACCCACTCATGGGATTGTCGCCGCTCTATGCGTGCGGACTCAACGCCGCCTTGGGCACGTTGATCGACTCCGCGTCAGCGGAATTTTTCTCGAAAGGCGGGCGCCCGTCGGGGGTGTTGATTGCCCCGACCGAAATCGACGACACGATCGCCGCCAGGATTTCAGCCAAATGGCACGCGCTCGGCCCCGGCAAAACCGCGATTGTCGGGTACGGGATGAAGTATCAAGACATCGGGACCACGGCGGTCGACGCGCAGTTGACCGAACAACGCGACGGCGCGATCGCCACGATCGCGGGGTGTTTCGGGGTGCCGTTGTCCTACGTTGACGCGTCGAAGCAACCGCCGTACGCGAACTCCGAAGCGACGCAGCTGCAGTACCACGCGCAGTGTTTGCAGCAACACCTGACGTCGATGGAGGACGTGTTAGACGACGGGTTGGCCCTCCCCGCGCCGTACGGCACCGAACACGATTACGACTCGCTAATTTGGATGGACACCGAAACGCGCACCAAGGCCGCACACGACGCGATCGCCTCCGGCGCGATGACCCCGAACGAAGCACGGAAACGCTATTTCGGGTTGGGACCGGTCCCCGGCGGCGACACCCCGTACATGCAACAACAGATGTGGTCGTTGGCGGCGTTGGCCGATCGTGGCGCCGTGCCCCCCGCGCCAGGA